TATAAAATAAATAATATGGCATTTTTTGAAGAAAATATAAAAGAAGAAACCCCAAATACACTTTGGGTTGAAAAATATCGTCCTAAGAAATTAGAGGATTATGTTGGTAATGACCATTTAAAACAAAAGATTCGTGATTACATCGAAAGTGGAGATGTCCCACATTTACTTTTGTTTGGTAAAGCGGGAACAGGAAAAACTACACTTGCAAAGTTAATTGTCAATTCAATCAATTGTGATTTTATGATACTAAACGCATCTGATGAAAACAATGTGGATACTGTCCGTAATAAAGTAAAATCATTTGCATCTACAATTGGGTTTAAAGATATAAAAATTGTTATCTTAGATGAGTTTGATTATATGACTCCTCAAGCTCAAGCAATCCTTAGAAATCTAATGGAAACATTTAGTAAACATTGTCGATTCATTTTGACTTGTAACTATGTGGAGAAAATTATTGACCCGATACAAAGTAGATGTCAAACCTTTCAGATTATACCACCAACTAAAAAAGATGTGGCGGTACAAATCAGTAAAATATTAACGGAGGAGCGAATCCAATTTGAATTAAAAGAATTAGTTCCAATAGTAGATTCATCATACCCAGATATCCGTAAAATTATTAATACGTGTCAACTTAATTCCTCAAAGGGGATATTAAAAATTGATAGTAGTAGTATATCTGATGCAGATGTTAGAGTAAAAATTATAGATATTCTTAAATCAAAAGATGATAAGAGAAATCGTTATGTAAACCTAAGACAAGCAGTTGCAGATTCTCGTATACAAGATTTTACTGAATTATACACCCATCTTTACGAAAAGGTAAATGATTATGCAGTGGGTAATACCTCTGCCGTAATTATGATTCTTGCACAAGGGCAATATAAAGATGCTATGATTGTAGATAAGGAGATTTGTTTTATGGCAACTCTTATAGAAATAAATGATGTAATATAGGTATGAAAATATTAGTTACAGGTGGTGCAGGATTTATCGGCACTAATTTAATAAAACGATTACTAATTGAAGGACACGAAGTTCATTCGTTAGATAATTACGATAGTGGTTTAGTAGAAAATCACATAGATGGATGTAATTACGTTAGAGGTGATATTGAATCCGTTTTATATTGGAAGGGTGATAATTTTGATTTAGTATATCATTTAGCAGCATTGAGTAGAATACAACCATCATTCGAAGACCCTGCTGAAACATTTAGGGTTAATACAATAGGAACTCAATGTGTGGCAGAATTTGCAAGACATAATAACGTAAAAGTTGTATATGCAGGTTCATCATCACGTTGGCATGACCCATTACAATCACCCTATGCTTGTTTTAAACACATAGGTGAAGAAATTGTAAAAATGTATAAAAAAGTTTATGGTGTTAAAGCAGAAATAGCAAGATTTTATAATGTATACGGCCCTAATGAAATTGTAGATGGAGATTGGGCAGCAGTAATTGGTATTTGGAGAAGACAAGTTAAAAATGGTGAAAAAATTACTATTGTGGGTGATGGTGAACAAAGAAGAGATTTTACGCATGTTGATGATATAGTAGATGCATTATTTAAAATAGGAATTGGTTCTGAAAAACATGAAGATGCTTGGGAATTGGGTACTGGTGTAAACTATTCTATGAATGAAGTGTATGCGATGTTTAAAGATAAGTTCGGAACTGAATCAATGTATATACCCGACCAAAAGGGAAACTATCGTAAAACACTTAGAGAAAATGATGATGCTCTAAATAGATTAGGATGGACACCTCAAAATAGATTAAAGGAATATATTAATGGGTTATGATAGAATTAGTTAATGATAATCTTAGTGACATTATTAAAGAGAATTCAAAAGTGTTCATTATGTTTTATGCAGATTGGTGTCCTGATTGTGCACGGATTAAACCCCATCTTCAACGATTATACACATATTATGAAAATATAATATTTGTTCATATTAATGCAGATGTATCACCAAAGAGTAGGAACATTATCAATTTAACGAATATACCTACGTTTCTAGGAGTCTTTAAGGGAAATGTAGTAGAAACACCCCTAATAGGAAGTAAACCCGAAAAAATCGAAGAATACCTTCAAAAATTAGTATCCTTATAATTTGGTAATACGAATATATTTTCGTATCTTTAAGGATAAATACGGATATAATGATAACATACGACCCAAACAATCCCCTAACTGATGAGGATTTAAAGAAACTATCAGAGGAAGATTTCTTTTCATACTTAGACCAATTGGCCTTACATAAAAAAAGAGATAGTAAGGTGGTATCTTCATGGAAAAAGAAAGGGCATGAGATTCTAAAGGGTACAGGAGTAAAACACGTAAAAACTAACAGAACCCAATGGTTCGACTAAAAACAAAAAAAATATGTCAGCAGAAGTACAATTAGCAAAACCATTAGGAGATAGAGTCCTAATTAAAGTGGAATCAGGAGAAAAAAAGATTGGCGGAATTATCATACCAGATACTGTTCAAGATGGCGATAACAAATTTGGTATAATTGTTTCAGTAGGTAATGGTATTTATACCCAAAATGGAACTAAAATTCCAATGGAAGTATCGGTAGGTGATAAAGTATTATTACCATCAGGTGGAATGAATATTCAAAAAATTAAATTGGATGATAATGAATATTTCTTATGTAGAGAAATGGATTTATTAATGGTTATAAAATAAAATAATATGGCACAAATTTTAGGAGCAGGTGGTCAACCAATTGGTGGACAAAATGACGAAGTTGAAATCCCATTAGAAAAAACAACATCAATCGCATGTAACAAATGTGGTGGTGAAGTTTTTGTACAAGGATTTGGATTTAGAAAAATATCTAAGTTATTAACAGGTAAACCAAAGGATGAAGTCCTACCAGTAGAATTATTTCTATGTGGTGAATGTGGTGAGGTACTTAATGAAGTATTACCTCCTGGTTTAAAAGTAGAACAAGAATAATGGCCAAATCACTATTCGACCATATCAAAGCAATTACAACCGAACAAGACCCAAAGTATTGGGATAAGTTGGATGATGCAGATAAAAAGACTTGGTCTAATTATATGGTACATCGTTTTATCTCAATGAATCCAGATTGGATATCAGTTATTTCAGAGATACAACCTTATACTGAAATATTAGAACCCAAACAATTATATCTAGCATTAATTGGTATCATACCGAAAGGTAAATATTATCTTAGATATGTAAAAGGAAAGAAAGAAGATACCTATGAAAAATGGTTAGTTGAATTGGTTGCAAAGGATTACCAATGTTCTACAAAACAGGCTGAAGAGTATTTAGAAATACTATATTCAACAAAGGAAGGTAGAGAACATATTAAGTATACATGTGAGAGATATGGTATAGAATCCAAAGAAATCACAAAATTAAAATTAAAAATATAGTGAGTAACACAACTTGTATATTACCATTTGTTCATCTATACTCAGAACCAAAGGGAGAAATGAAACCCTGCTGTATAGCAAGTGGATTTGATGAACCATTGGATTTAAAAACCTTAACTATTGAAGAAGCATTTAATTCATCTCAAATGAAAGAGCTTCGTAAAGATATGTTAGAAGGTAAACGAAATAAAGTATGTGATGTTTGTTATAAAAAAGAAGATTTAAACAATCACTCTCCTCGTACTGATTTTAATAAAAATAAGTTATGGAAAATGCCGGAAGTGAACGAAGATTATTCGGTTGATTCTCAATTCCAACATATAGATATTCGTTTTTCAAACCTATGTAATTTTAAATGTAGAATGTGTAATCATGATTTTTCATCCAATTGGTATGAAGATTCCCAAAAAATACATAACTATACTGATAAAGGTAGAACTAAGGTAATGAAAGTTTCTGATACAATCGTTGAAGACTTGATTCCACATTTAAAGAATATCAAAAGTTTTTATTTTGCAGGTGGCGAACCCCTAATAATGCCGGAACATTATAAAGTATTAAAACATCTTTATGATACAATGCCAGTTATAGAACAGCATTGGGGTAATGTAAGACCATTGAGTATTCATTATAATACAAATTTATCAGTAATCACATATGATGAAAATAGTTTAGTTGAATTATGGAAAGGATTTGATAGAGTATTTTTATCTATATCATGTGATGGGATAGGGGAAGTGGGTGAATATCAAAGAATAGGATTTTTACATGATAAATTCATAACAAATCTAAAAACAATACAAAAATATTTTAATCCTAAGTCCCCATATGAAGGTGGATTTGGTTTACAATATAATTTTCAATATACTACTACTATTTGGAATGCATACCATATTTTTGATTTTATCAAATTTATGAAGGAAAATGATTTTATAAAAACATCAGAACATATCGATTTTTATTATGCATGGAGTCCTAGTTATGCATCTTTAAATAATTTACCTGATTATGAAAAAATAAGATTAGTTGAATTTTTAGAAAATGGTATACAGGATTTAACTGAACAAAAAACTATTGATGAATTACGGGATTTAATTAAATTCATCAATTCAACTAATAATGTTGAAAACGCAATAGAGGGATTATTTCATTTTACAACGGAAATGGATAAAATGAACAATACTGATGTTAATAAGTTAAATGCGGTTGATTTTAAACAAATTGAATTACAAATAATATCAAAAATAGTTGGTAATATCGATTAATTTTCGTATCTTTATAGTATAAAAAAACAAATAATGGCAAGAGTAAGTTATAGTCAATATGGAATGTGGACAGGTTGTCAACAACAATTCAAACTAAGTTATATAGATAAGTTAGGTGAATCATCTGCAAATATCCATACAATCTTTGGTTCGGCAATGCACGAAACCATTCAACATTTTCTTTCCGTTATGTATGGCGTTTCCAAAAAACAGGCACTTCTATTGGATGTAGAGGGAATGTTAAAGGAAAAGTTAGTAGAACATTTTACTACTGAAAAGGCTAAAATGACAGAAGGTACTCCATGTACTCAAATCGAATTAGAGGAATTCTTTGGTGATGGTAGACAAATTCTACACTATTTTAAAACTAAGTTAGATAAACTTTATACTAAAAGTGGATTCGAATTAGTTTCAATTGAGTTACCCCTAAACGCAGAAGTAAGACCAGGGGTTAATTTTGTTGGGTTTATCGATATTGTATTAAAGGAAGTATCAAGTGGTAAAATTATTATCATTGATTTAAAAACATCAACACGAGGTTGGAATCAATATCAAAAAGCAGATAAGGTTAAAACATCTCAGATGCTTCTATATAAGAAGTTTTACTCAGAAAAGTATAATGTCCCATTAGATAAAATTGAGGTTGAATATCAAATTCTAAAAAGAAAGGTATCAGATACGACTGAGTTTACAATTCCTCGTATATCTAAATTTGTTCCCGCTAATGGGAAACCATCAGTCAATGCAGCTTGGAAGGGATTTATGGAGTTTGTTGATTCCGTATATGATGAAGTAGGTGCAGTAAAACAAGTTGATTTTCCTACTAATAAATCAAAAGCTTGTGATTGGTGTGAATTCAAATCCAGAAAAATTTGTCCTATTTGGTCATAAATTTTATCTTTTTTATATTTGTATATATTTATATACATAACAAAAAAAGGAGAGTTATGACAAATACAAAACTGACTACGGTCAAAATCGTAAAAGATGTTTATTCAAAATTCAAACAATTATCGTTTGAATCAAACATCACACTACAAAAATTAGTTAATCGTTCTTTAAACAAATACATTGAAGACGAAACATTTAGAACTCAGATTAATGAGTATTCAGAATTACACGCAAGTGGTTCACAATTTTAATTTTTAATTTTAAGTAAATGACAGAAGTAAGAAAGAAAAAGAAAATTCTTTTATTATCCGATGATTTCAGAATGTCCTCTGGTATAGCAACTGTATCAAAAGAATTAATTTTTGGTACATTAGATAAGTACGATTGGGTACAATTGGGTGCAGCAATAGAACACCCTGAAAAAGGTAAAGAAATTGATTTGGGTGATGATGCTAGAAAAATTAGTGGTGTATTTGATGCTTCAGTTAAAATCATTCCGTGGAGTGGTTATGGTGATGCTGATATTTTACGCGAGTTAATAATGAGACATCAACCTGATGCAATCTTACACTTTACCGACCCTCGTTATTGGAGATGGTTGTATGATATGGAAGCAGAATTACGTGAAAACGTACCTATTTTCTTTTATCATATTTGGGATGATTTACCAGACCCTCAATATAATAGAGATTATTATGAGAGTTGTGATTGGTTAGGATGTATTTCTAAACAAACATATGGTATTGTACGAAGAGTAGGTCAACGAACTGATTCACCAACATTCAAACCCCTTGAAGATTGGCAAGTATCATATGTACCGCATGGTATTAACTCAAATACCTTCAAACCTGCTGAAGTACCTGATGAATTCCGTAAAAGAGTATTAGGTGATAAAGATTATAAATTTGTCCTATTTTGGATGAATCGTAATATCAAACGAAAACAACCATCCGATGTCATTTGGGCATATAAACGCTTTGTAGATTCTTTACCAATTGAAGATAGAGATAAGACTTGCCTAATTATGCATACCCAAGCGGTTGACCAAAACGGAACGGATTTGTTTAAAGTAAAGGAAACCATTTGTCCTGATTACGAAGTTAAGTTCTCAGAAACTAGAATTTCACAAGAGGAATTAAATTGGTATTATAACTTATCAGATGTTACTATTAACATTGCAGGTAACGAAGGATTTGGATTAACAACTGCAGAATCAGTAATGGCCGGAACTCCTATTATTGTAAACGTTACGGGTGGATTACAAGACCAATGTGCATTTACATTAGATGGTAAAGAATTAACGGCAGAAGATTATGTGAAAATTGGTTCGGTACATGATTGGAGAGTATGGGCAGATAAGTTAGGACACGGAGAATGGGTTAAACCAGTATTCAGTAAAGTTCAAACACTTGTAGGTTCAGTTCCAACGCCATATATTATTGATGATAAGGTTGATATTTACGAAGTTGCTGATGCAATGAAGTATTGGTATGATATTCCTAAGAAAGACCGTAAAAAGAGAGGTTTAGCGGGCAGGGAATGGATGTTAAACGAAGGTGGATTAAATCATACAAATATGTGTAAAACTCTTTCTGATGGTATGGAAACAGCTTTCCAAAATTGGAGACCTAAAGATAGATTTGGATTATATAAATTAAAATAATATGAAAGTTAATATAAAAAGGTTACAAGAAAATGCAATACTCCCATTTTACGCAAAAGAAAGTGATGCGGGCATGGATTTGGTAGCAACATCAATTAAAGAGAATACTACATTTCAAATAACATACGGATTGGGTATAGCATTAGAAATACCAGATGGGTTTATGGGTTTAATTTTCCCGCGTTCATCTATTAGAAATACCGAACTTATTTTAAGCAATTCAGTTGGAGTAGTTGATGCTGGATATAGGGGAGAACTTCAAGCAACATTCGTTAAATCTAATGGACTTGATTCCCTAGCATATAAAGTGGGAGATAGAGTTTGTCAACTTATAATCATACCACATCCAATCGTAGAATGGACAGAAGTAAATGAATTAAATAATACCGAAAGAGGAGCCGGAGGTTTCGGTTCAACAGGAAAATAAAAAATAAAATATGAGCAAACCATTATTAGTATTTCAAGCACCAGTTTTTACAAGGAGTGGATATGGTGACCATAGTAGAGATTTACTTCAGAGTTTATTTGATTTGGATAAATATGATGTGAAAGTAGTACCAACTCGTTGGGGTTCTACACCACAAAATCAACTCGATGGTGTGAGTGAATTTAGTAAAAAAGTATTGAGTAGTGTCATTACAACGTTAGATAGAGAACCGGATGTATATATTCAGGTTACAGTTGCTAATGAATTTAAAAAAATGGGTAAATACAATATTGGTATTACCGCAGGAGTTGAAACTACTTTAGCACCAAAGGATTTTATTGATGGTTGTAATAGAATGGATTTAGTTTTAGTACCATCTAACTTTACAAAAGAGGTATTACAAAAAACTTCGTTTTCTGAAGTGGATAAAGCATCAGGTCAAAAAATTAGAGATATAAGTGTTCAAACTCCAATTGAAGTTCTTTTCGAAGGAGTTGATTTAGATATTTTTTTAAATAGAACTAATCAAGAAACTGATGTTCTTATTAATACTGAAAAATTAGATAAAAAAATTGAAACTGATTTTAATTTCTTATTTGTAGGTCATTGGTTGAGTGGAGATTTAGGACAAGACAGAAAAGATGTAGGAATGTT